ATGGTTTCTACGGGTATTAAGTATGCCTTTTTGGGCTGGGTATCACCCTTCCCGGTGAAGATCCGCAGTGGTGGATTCTTCTCCACAATTAAGTCTTTTAACTTCCTTGGAGTAATAAATATAAACTCCGTTTTTGTGTCAAAGATCCACCAATCTGCGGTTGTTCCCATGAGTCCGGATGGTTTCCCATACATCTCAATTTCCACCACCAGGTTGCCACTATAATGCGCCTTCCAATCTTGCTTGACCTCGTATCCCTCCTTGGTGTTTGCCAGGAAGAAATCAAAGCCTGTGAACTTACCCGGTATGGGTATGGGCTTGTGTCCTTGACCGCGGAAAAAGTCTACAAGCATGAGTTCACGTATTTTTCCAATGTCTAGGCTAGTTTTAAACTCACTCATGAACGCTCACCTCTACCCACGTCTCTTCTTCCTTGTAGGTTTTGACTTTTTCCTGACTGACTTCGAGGGTGATCGCTTTAGGGTCATCTTCTGGAATAATGTCCGCAGCCCGGAGCGAATCGACAAGGTACTTGACTCCCCCAACAAGGTTGTCCGGGTCGCAGATCCTGACTCGCTTTGAGATAATGCGGACTCGATGGCGATCATCGCTTCCTTTTGCATTTCTCGCTTCTCCTTGACTCTTGCCCACCGATTCATTCCAAGCAAAGTGTTCAGTGAAGGGGTTCGTTTCTGCACCCTCAAGGTTATCTTCTCTCCCCTTTCCATCACTCTTTCCCACGGATTTTTTTCCCCACCAATTTAATGATTGCACCCATCTCCCGGTCGCATTCAAGCAAGTCTTCAATTTTTGTGCAGGTATGTGACACACTACTATGCGTCCGATTAAAGTGCTTTGCCACTTCTTCCACACCCAATCCAGCTTCACGAGAATAGTACACTGCACAGTGGCGTGCTAATGCCACTGATTGTGTCTTCCGCTTGCCTTCTATGTCTTTCACGCTCACATCCAGCACATCTGCGCAGATTCGCTTTATACGCTCAATGACAGGATGTCCCTCAAACGTGACCTGCTCCTCTTCGCTCGCCTTGGCATTGCCCTGCAAGCCATAAAGCAATTGCTTCATTGCCGAATGTAGCACCACAACCGCGCCTTCAAAGTTTTGCCTGGCAATGTGTTGCTCTGCAAAATCAAGTGCCATGCCCATATGTTCCAATTTTAATTTTAGTCGATTAGCCATTCTTCACTGCTCCTTCCTTCGGTTTTTAACCATTTATTAATTTCTCGTTTGTCCCATGCAAATCCACGTCCACCTCGACATGTCATGCCATCGACTATGTAACAGGTGAATCCTTCATCCGCATGAAACTGATCAAGCGTGGTCTGTGACTTGTAGCCCATAAGCTTCAGTGCTTTCTTGCTGGTAATTAAGTACTTCTTTGCACCTTGATTCCTACCCATCACGCCACCTCCTTCTTTGTGTTCTCCCATCGCAAGGCGGTGGAAAATTCAACCATGTCAATCAGACGTTTCTTGCCCAGCTTCTGCCCTACCACATTGTGTTTCTTGATGATGCGGTGTGCATAGCTGCGACTCACTCCAAACTTCTCTGCGAGTTGCGAGATCGACAAGCGGTTCTTTGCATAGTACGTACCAAGGTCTAGCGTTTTAATATCATCGCTGTATCCAGGCCATACATCAGTCCGCAAACACTCACCATAGATTTTACACGCTTCTAATACCCGTGGTACTTCACGCTCAATATCTGCGTTGTCTAGAGTATAGCACGCAGTTGCATAGGGTGCAGACTTTTCCACTACCAAGAACACGAATTGCTTGGGGCGCTCTCCCATAGCTCGCAACCCGGTCATGTAAAATGCTGCCTGGAACAGGTATCCATATTTACGCACTGAATAGGTGAACTCTTCCGGGCTTGCATCAATTGTAGTCTTGAGATCAAGCACCATTCCTGTCTCGCTATTATATAAGTCAGGACGAACCTTGCAGGGTGTGCCTTCGATATTAAAGAACCCGGTATGCTCAATCAGACTTGCATGATGGTACAACATCTCAAGTAACAATGGATGTTGACGTGCAGATGCAGCTACTTCCATGCACATATTGTAGTCTGCCTCTGGCAACCAACGCTTTTGTGGTTCTGCTGCTTCCATCTCAGCAAATGCTTCTTTATACGCTTTTGTGCGTGGTGAGTTACCATCTATCTCTGCTGGCTTGCACCCAAACTCAATGTCCACACGATCTGGTTCTAATGCAGCAGAGTGTGTCATGCTACCATTCAATAATGCAGGTGTGCTTGGACTTGGTTGACCCATTGCGTGCTTCACCTTGAGTGGGCAAGAGCCGCGCAGTTGTCTTGCGCGACTCGAACCCAAAGAAGGATCAGCATGATAGGCTTCGTTAGTTATGCCTTTACGTAACATATCAAAACGGCGCTCCATCCTCATCCACCTCTTCAGCAGGTGGTGTGAACTCTGCAAAAGGATCTTCCCCATCGAACAATGCCGGAAGGTTAATGCGTTTTAACTCTGCCTTCGCAATCGCACGCAAATCATCATCCATCTTCTTGATTGGCTTTGGATTCATGGCATAAGTTGTGTCCAGACCTTCGCCGTTTCGCACAACACTGATGTCGTACTTCCTGCAGTCTCCCCAATCCTCGTCCTGTGCAAGCTGCAATAATTCTGATTGTAGTTTAGTCTGCGTTAACTCAAGAATCTGAACCTTGCTTTCATTGTAGTTGTAAACAACAAATGCATAGAATGCTTTCGGTTTATCATCGAATGCCTGTGGTGCTTGCTCTCCATCTGCCCAGCGAATCGGACGCTTCTTGCCATCCTCTACTGCCCAGCCGAGCGTTCCCCATATAAATCCGGGCGTTGGTTTATCCTCGCTTGCTCCGATTATTCGGAACTTGTTTTCACCTTGCTGGAAACGCATGTAGTTGCCACTACCGCCATTACCTTCAGAAGGTGCTTTTATATTTTGTGGTAAGAATCCCATATATTTTATTTATTTATTGTTTTGTCGTATTTTGTATTGACATGTGTCTCTATGTGTATTTGAAAGAGTTCCATGCCTAAGAAACCTAATCTAACCAGACCTGTGTCCGTGCGATTGAGTCCGCAAGTTCGTAATACTGTTAAAGAATTAGCGGACTCTACCGGGCTGCTCCAGGCTCAGGTCTATGATCTGATTCTGCGCGCTGGTTGTACTGCGATTGAGAAGAATGATATGAAATTTGAGCTTCCTCTGAAGTTTGATTTAACAAAGTAAGTGTCTGTATTAGTTCAACAATAGAGACCACACTTGGCCGGTCACAGAATACCTCTACTGTGCCGTCCTTTTTTTGTGCCAATTCGATGCCATTGTAAGTTATTGTAGTCATTTGTATTATTAAATATTGTTTTTTACCGCCAGTTTTAAAATAGAAGTTTAAATTAGGATGCCTTTAATTGAGGCAATCCTGAGTATATACGATCAGTGATCTTCGTATCTGCATGACCAAGCGCTTTGCTGGCAGCATAGATACCATCACTTCTCATGATGCGGTGACCGCAGTACTTACGAAGTAAATGTACGGGGTAGGTCTCCGTAACCTGACACTCATCCCTCAAGAAATTAAAGAATACCCTCCGAAGGAAATCCTTAACTGTATTTAACACAAGTGCATCCGAGTCCGCATCAACACGTAAGTCTTGGATTAAATCCCAATACGTTGGATCGCAAGGACGATCCTCGAAGTCCGTGGGCTTTGCACGCTTGATGCTCTTAGGTTGCCAGACACGAATCAGTTTATTGCCATCCAACGTGCTATAAAAGTCACTCCACTTTGCGCGTTGTATTTCGGATCTGCGCAAGCCAAGGCCATAGCCTAGCAAAAAAGCTAAGTAAATGTTTGGTCTGCTAAAACGTGCTTCCTCGCACTTCTTGGTAATGCGATCAATCGCATCCGTGGGAATGAACGCTTTCACCCCAATTGGTGCAACCCGGTGGGCTGTCCAATTGGCAAAGAAGCGAGCTTCTATTCCACATTGAACGTAATACTCGCACATGTTTCTACTGAATAAACTCTTCGCACGGCGCAACCTTTCCTTGTGCTGTGGGAATACCTGTGCGTAGTGTGCAGGTAAAGTTAAATTATACTGCGGGTGTACCCCGCCCAAGTATCTCGTGTCCATGTCTGTGGTCATGCCCAAGTCTTTAAGGACAAGTCGAAAAATTCCAGCACATGCCTTCATGGTCTTATACGAAGGTGGTGTGAAATTCACTGCCCGGCAATCCATGTAGGTGTAAATTAATTCATGTATAGGTATAACTCGCAGAGGAGGGGCTACAAAGTTAAGCTCAATTGGGGTATTAGGCATATTTGTGGTGGGGTTATAAGACTCACCTACAGTTAATATGCGGTTTGACGTTTGTAAAGCAGATTTACTCATATGATTTTTTTATTAATGTATATTGTTTTTTTGCCTGTTTTTTCATATCATTGCCTAATAGTATTATGGTCGCCTCTTGCGAGTGACGAACCATCCCTATTAAACACTGATGTCTTTTCTCGTATCCAAGTGCAGAAAAAGACATCTTTTTGATCGTGTCAACATAATTTGAAAAAAAATTAAAAAACTCGATAGTGCAAAAAAAAGCCACCCTTTCAGGTGGCTTAAACTGATGTCCCCATCAGTACAAAACATTCTAATGAATGAAGTACAAATGCTATTGCATATTTTTAACTTTGTCAACTCCTCCTAAATAGCGCCAATAAATTAAATCAAGTGGCGTGCCTTGTAGCATTGCACCCTTGTACTCCTCGCCACTTAAAGTTGATGATATATCTGTCCACGCTCGATCAAATACAGCAGTAGGTGGTAGCATTAATTCGACAAGAGCCTTAGCCCCACCTTCACGCTTGGCATTGTAGTAGGTGTACCTATTTAATCCGAATAACTTCCAGATGTTATTTTCTACAAGTTCATCTTTTTTGGTAGGTCTACCTGCTAAAGTATCTTTAATAACATCTGTGCTTGCGTTAGCTGCTGCAAATATTGCTGCAAGTTGAGTTAGCTTGGCTAAACCATTACCTGCTTCTTTAGCTGCTGCTAGTCTTTCACCGCTTGTAGTTGCTGCATTATACTTACCAATTCCTCTAAATATTTCGTCAGCACCTGCCTCTCGGTATGCATCAAGTTGTTTTATTGTAAATGATTTAAGCATGTAGAAGATTCTACCTTTACCCATACGAGTATATAAAGCCGGCATCTCACTTGCAGTTGCTGGTGCAACATCAAGAAGTTTGTGGAATACCAACTCTTCAACTTCTAATGGTACAAACTTTGAACTTGGTGGATTATCTCTAACTGCTATGGAAATTTGATCTGCCCTTTCTCTACCAAAGTAAGGAGCTAGTTCGTCAGACAATCCTTTAGTATCTTTCTTCGCTAACTTATGGTACTTCCTCCATGCAGCATTCATAAAAGTATTCTTACCAAGCTGATCAATTTTCTTTAGCCCGGTTGCGGTAAATAATGTATCAAGTGTTTTACTTAAAAATGCATTGCTTGAAGTTGTATCGTAATCCTTGCCACTTAATCCTATACTATCTGTAAAATTATAAACATCTTTGCGGTTGAACAAACTCTTGAAGGTATTATCCATGCCATTAAAATGTGCAGAAAAACCAAGATCACCAAACTGCGTAATAGCAGATCCGAAGTTTGTCATTACTTGAATATAGTTGGCATTCTTTAATCCCTGAATTGCAGGTGATACAGGAACTCCTCCGAATCGTGATTGTATCAATGACCTTAATTTCTGTATGTCTTGCTCTGAATATTTCTGACCCTTGAGCATGTTTTTTGCAACCTTGTCAGCTAGTGTGTCGCTAATGTCTGCACGCATTCCTAAGTCTGCTAATGGGTTTGTGTCAAAGCTACCCTCCATGCCAACATTAGGTGCGTTCTTGCTTTTTACCTGACCTAAGAATTTTCTTTTCTCTACCGCATCAACCATAGATTCGATATAGTTGTTCAATGCATCAAGTGGTTTTGCATAACCACCCTTCACTTTTTGGTACAACTTTACATCATTAATTGATCTGGTCTTTGTGTTACCTGTGCCAGAAGACTTGACTCTTCCGGCGAGAGTTCTAGCAGTTATTTCTGCACGCTCTTGGTTTGTAAGATTATCAACAGATATTTTGTGTTCATCTGCATACTTTGCAAATGCTTGGTCTATTGATGTGGTTGCCTCTCTTGCGTCTGGATCACTATCAAGAAACTTTCGCAGTGAAGGATAATCTAATACTTGTCTTGGGAAATAATTTTCACGAAACCCAACCTCAATGCCACCCTCTTCTCTACCATACGCTCTTATTGCTGTAAGTGTATCAAGGGTGTCTTTGAATTCTTTTCCGAATTTATGCATTACATTTTTCTTATCTAGCATTTCTCTAATGCCATCAAAGTTTCCTGTATTTAAGTCATCATTAAATTTCTCCAATGCAGCTTTATCATTTTTAAGAAGTTTATTTACAGACAAAATAAATGGTTGTGCAGCTTTTTTGAACTGTGATTTTCTCTTCAAGCCTTTCAGATCAACCTCCCTAAATGCCTTTGCTACAAATGGGCCAATATTTTTTGCTTGGCGTGAAATTGGAGTAAGCACATCACCAAGTATATCTTTTACATCGTTTATTATTTGACCTGTTTTACCCGGTAACTTGTAAATGCGATCTGCGTCTTGCGCAACTCTTGCTTGCTTGGTAGATGTATGTTCAGCAGCAGATGGATTAGCTTTTATTTGTGCCTTTGCTTTCTTAAACTCTGCACTCTTAATATATTTCTTTGCTCCTCTGTATCCAAACGTGCCTAGTGCCAAAGCAACGAGAAGCTCAAACCCACCCAAGGACGCACGAGATACACTATCATCTTCATCCTCCATCATTTCCATCAGTGCAATTGCACCTGTGCCTGTGGTGAGCAAGCCTGTGATTAAACCTTCCTTCTCAAAAAACTTTTTAGTTCGTGGATTCTTTGCAGCACGTTTGCGAATTTCTTGCAGTGCTGCTTCGTCTCCGCTCTGTGCTGCCTGTGCCAATTGAAACTTATTTGCTTGGCTATAACCTCGCACATCTTGATTTGTTTTTTGTGTGCCAAGTGGCGTGTCTCTAGCTTTATTAACAATATCAAATGTTTCATCACTAATTTTACTATCTGTAGTAGCGATTCTGAATAGCTTTTCTCTTAATGCTCTTCCTCTTGAGGTATCTCTACTTGCACGCTGGGCAAGTTCTTCAAAAATAATATTTTGTATATTCGGATCATTGGTTTCTTCAAGTTGCTTAATAAGTTCATCACTATAAGATCTTTTTATGTCATCTATAGGAGCAATTCTTTTAGCTGGTATTCTATCACCTGCTGCTTGCCTTCTTTCTGCTTCTACTGCTGCTCTGCCAATTGGTTCAGGGTCAGGGTCAGGTATGCCACCCTTTGCGCGGATTGCTTCATCTCTTGCGTTTTTAGCTTCACCTACCTTTATGCCTTTTGCTGCACTCGTAAGATTTTTATTTTTTAATATACCCTTAAGTCCAACAGCAGCTAAACCTATTGCAATAACTTTTTCAACACCTCCACCAATACCTGCACGACTTAACTCGTTCTCTTCCTCCTCTGTAAACATGGAAGCAGCAGCGGAAACCCCTGCCCCACCAAGCAATACATTTTGTACAATATTATGCTTCCGTTCTAAGGCGCGCTTTTCTTTCTCTAGTTGCTTGCGTTGTTTAGTAGATTTTCCTCGGTGATCTATTTTAGCCAACTCCTCATCAAGTTCACGCAACCTCCGTGTGTCACCAATGTTACCTTTTGCAACAACAGGATTTACGCCTGTGAAGATTTCATTGTCAGATGCTAGTTTAGCATTAAATGCATTGCGTAAGTTGTCTCTACTTTGATTATCAAATTTTAATTGCTCTAAAATTCCACCTTGTACCGGGTTATCAATCTCACCAATTGCCTGCTCTGTTTCTTTTAAAAGTTTGTTTTCAATTCCTTGTAATACATCTCCTGCAAGTTTGCGCTCTAGCGCCCGTTTCTCTGCACTTAACTTTCTAGATTGATTCCCAGACCTGCCACTACGATTAATTTTGTTTAATTTTTCATTTATGCTCTGCAATCTACGAGTATCAACCATGTTTGCGTTTAGTAATGGATTACCAACACTTGCATTGTCGATACCTCCATCTTCTTGAATTTTAGTTGCAAGCGCATCTTCAACCTCTGGACGGGTCATGTTTTCTTTTATATCAGCACCAGAACCATCCTTCAAAAACTTAGCTTCTACCGCACCTAGCGTGCCACCAAATACACCACCAAACAGGAGGGTGGTGGCAATCTCTTCCTGTGTTGGTGCGCGGTCTTCATCAATGAATGTTCGTGCAGTTAACTCTGCCCCTGCTAAACCTGCACCCTGTGCTGCCCGTGTTGCGGTTCTACCTGCTGCACCCATGCCAGCAAGCTTACCAACTGCCACACCACCAAGCACAGTTGCTGCCCCAAGTTCTCCTAGTCCAACGTCATCTTGCAAGCCTCTTCCTATGCGGTATTGCTGAGATAAATAATTACCTAATGCAGATCCACCTGCAAAACCTAATGGAGTACCTCCTGTTGCAATTCCACCTAGTACAGTACCAAGTAGTTCTGTACCTATGATTACACCCATGTCTACTGCGTCTGCTTCACGAGCTTCTGCGTATTGAAATGGATCACTGTAATATTGTTCCGTTGCTTCAATATCTATCGTATTTGAATTTCTCAAATAATTTTCAGTAGCCTCTATATCTATTTCGTCCACAATTGTATTTGTTAAAATAATAATCTTGCCTGCTCTGCTTGCCTTAAACTTTCTTCACGTTCTTTTTGTAACCTTGCTTCCTCAATAGCTTGCAACTGAGCCTCCTTTGCTCTTGTCATTCTTTCTTTATCCGCAACGGTTACCTCTTTTTGATTTCCATTGCCGTCAATAATTATTGTTTTCTGCCCTAGTCGTAAGTCCGTTTTTTTCTTAACAAGTTCAACTAAGCGATTTATATCTCTTTTAGAAAACTTGTTGGCATCTTCTGATATTTCCACCTCACCTGTTATTGGAGTAATAGTTACAAGATCCTCAATATCTAGTGCGTTTCCATCTTCATCTTTAACAAAAGATGGGGAACTCATAATACTATCTATTTCCTTTTGAACTCCTGTAATACTATTCTCAATGCTAGTATTCTCAGGGTTTTTTGTTGCTGACTTTGTTGCCATCGCATCGAGGTAATTCATGTACTTCTTTTTACTTTTTATACCTACTTCTTGTACCTTAATACCAAGGTCATCTTTTTTGATGTTTCTTTCGGCCATACCTTGCACACCTCCACTCTGTTCAATTGTGCTTTGTGCAATATCAATGTTACTTGAATCAAGTCCTTGCTTTTTTATTATGTTACTTGTTTGCCCAGGTAAAATTTGTCGTGTTGCTTGATTTTTAGCAATACTCGTATCTAGACTAGATTCTGTTGCAGCCGTTCGCTTAGGCATTAATCCAAGTTCTGCCTCACTTCCTTCCTTTTTAAGTAAGTTACTAGCAATAGTTGCATCTGTTGCACCCGGAAGTACCTTTGCCTGACCTGTCATAGTTGCCCTTTCAAGTTCTCTCCTTTGATCACCAAGACCAAGATTAGCAATTGCATCTGACATCTGAGCTTGCAGTAACTTTTTCTTTTGTGGATTTGTTTCTTTTGCTAAATCCGTTGCGAGTCGAGATATAACACCTTTATCTTTTACTAGTTGTATCTGTGTATCTTTTAATTCCTTAGTTATACCAAGGTTGACTCTACCCATCTCGTTGGCAATTGTGCTTGCTTCATTCTGCGCAGCCCTAGCCTCAACCTTATCCTTCATAGCAAGCTCGCCAGCTAGACCTTTAAGGTCTGCCATACTCATGTCTCCCTTGCTAAACTTCTCTAGTCTTTGGAAATTCTTTTTATCATCTACTTCGTTACCTGTGCTAGTAAATGAATCCATGTATTGTGGAAGCATGGCCTCAATCTCACCTGTAAGTTCTGCACGCTTTTCCTTATTAAGCCCATATTGCTTAATCATGCCTCCAATCTGAGAACCTAAATTTGCAAACATTTGCCCTTGCGCACGCCCAGCTTCAACAATGGGTCGAGTATCGACCTTTGCAAGCGCTGATCCGTAATCTCCTGAAAAGAATGGTTTTGCCATAATATTTATCTCCTTATTTTAGTATCCATCCACATGCGGATTCTTGCTTTCAATCTTGGCTTATCTGATATGAAGTTTGCAAAGCGTTCTCCGTATTTTATGTAGGTTGCTCTAAACCAGGACGGTGATTCGTTGAGCATCCAATACCTAAATGCCATCCATGCTGGGTTATGTACACCATACACCTCACGAGCTACCCAGCATAAAGCTGCTGCGGTTGCAGCAGATGTTGCTCCTCCTCCTATTGAACCAAGTGCGCTATACAAGCCAGCGGTTTTTGCTGCCTCCGCACCGACTTGCGCTCCATACATATTTGCTGCGTTAACTGCTTGATTTTGTATAAATCCTAACCCAGCCTCTGGGTTCAAATATTGTGGCCCAGAGTTTAATCCATAGCCAGCTTGTCCAAACACAGATTGTCCGGCTTGCAAGCTCTGTCCTCCACCACGTCCAAGAACTGCTTGAAATGGATCAAGAGTGGACTGGTCTTCAAGTGCTGCAAGGTTACCTGCTGCTTGGATGTATCCAAGTGTACCTTGTTGGCTCAACTGCTCGTTTAAACGCTGGGCATCCATCGTTGCACCCACACCAAACTGATTGGCTTGTTGAAGTTGTGCCTGGTTAGCAAGTGCAGAGCGTAAATCCACATCGGACTGTACAAGGTCTGCACGTTGTTGTAATCCGGCTTGCTCGCTTTCCTGTGCCATACCACGGGTGATGTCACCTTGTTGCAATCCAGCTTCCTGTCCAAGCACGGACTGTGCAAATGCTCGGTTCTGCATTCTGCGTGCGTTGTCTTCAGCAACCCTTGCCTCCGCTTCTGCAATTGCACCAGACTGATCGAAGGTACGCCCCATCATCGTGGATCTTGCTCGTGCAGCCTCTGCAATTTGTCGTTCCTCTCTTGAGGTCAGACCTTGCCCAAGTGCAGTCTTCGCATCGGTTAGTATATCAGATCGTAAAGTGCCACCTATTTGTCTACCCTCTGCTCTACCATATTCGTTATAATGATCTCTGCCAAATTCTTCTAATGTCTTTGTTCCACCTCCTTGCCTTTCTGCTTCAAAGGCTTTCATTAAGTCTGGATTATTACGCATGTAACCAGCAAAATCAGTACCCCTTAAAAGCTCTTGATCGAATTGCGTGTTAGCTTGCAACTGTAATGGGTCTGCCACATTGACATTTCCCATAGTTGCAAATGTTGAATCTTTTGGTACTGTTATTGCCCCTGCTCCCGTTAAAGTATCTTTTTGTAATGCTAGTACTTCTCTTGCATCTGAGAGTGCCTGTTGCGTGCCAGGCTTGTAGTCCTCCATAATGTCCTGATATGTCCCAGACAACCGGGCAACATCAAGTAAATCACGCTCCCGTTGACGTGACAAGTTACCTGCTGCTAGGTCTTCACTAAATGCAGATAGACCAAGGAATCCACCACCATCTTCTGCGGATGCAAAACCAGCTTGCCTGCCTGAGTCAGATTGCTCGTATACAGTTTCGGTGGTAGTAGTTGCCTCTATGTCATCGCTTTGCGCTCTTGCTTGGTACAAATCCAAACCACTTGCTATTTCATTACCCTGTTCGTCAAACAGTGAATAATCCTTATCAGAATCAAAACGATAGCCTGGTGGTTTACTTGGATCTCCTGTGTATGCGTATCCTCCCTTCCTTGTCGTGACCTCTCTTGATTGGGTGTCCTGCACACCACGTTGGTCACCAAGCAAATCAACCATGCCATCACCACTGCGGAAGGTAGGTAGTGTGGTAGTCTCCGTTGTGCCTGCTTTGGAAGCATCTTGGATTATGTTGCCTTCTGTGTCTTTGGCAAAGATTGGTTGAGCTTCAGTTACTGCGTAGGAGTTTTGGTTTTCTGATAGCTTATATCCATTTGCATTCTCAAGACCTGGTAAAATCTTTGTTGAAAACTTAGATATTGAGGCTCGATCATCTTTAATCTTTTTCAGTGTTTCTGCGTCAAAAGACGGATTATTTTCTAGTGCAGAAATTGTATTATCTAATGCTGTATCTAAGGATCGATATCCATGCGCCGCAATGGATGAATCTTCAGTTTCATCACCTGTAAGCGGAACTGCTGCACCTCTTTCCACAACATTTCCTTGCTCATCTATAAACTCCACATACGCACGTCCACCTACAGCCTTACCGTAAGCCTCACTACCCTGCAACTGTCTTCCGTCTGCGTCTTCCACGATTGCACGCATCCTTGCTTCTCCCGGTTCAGAGTATCCAGATATTGCACGCCCTTGATCATCGTATGTGACCTCCTGTGTTTCCCCACCTTCCTCACCACCAAGCAAAGTCTGCCTGAGTATATCCGTGTCTGCCTGTGCAGTTTTCCTACGAATCGATTCTTCGAGTGGAAGCAAAGATTCGAGTGAACCTGTGTCTGCAAAGTCACCTGTACCTGTAAGTAATCCTACCTGTGCCTGAAGTGCTTCTGAAAGTCCTTCGCCATAACTTGGCTGTGCTGGTTGACTAATATTTGTATCTCCACCCATTTTTATTTCCTCCGATTAATTCGATTAAAGTCGTACCATTTTATTGGTTGTTTTTTTAAATGCCTCATCCATCCAACAAAAGATAGTGGATAGGGTATGCGGTTAATGAACTCGGATATTGCATCATCTCCTATTGCTGTTCTGACATACCATGCGTCCGGGCCAACCACACCCCATTGTTCATCTGGATGTTTATCCGAATCTGATCTTACTGCTTTACCAAGCAATAAAGTTTGCGGAGTAATGAACACGTATCCGTATGCTGAATACGATGCAATATCCTTGAACATATCACCATTGATTTGCTCGTAAAACTCTTTAGCTCGTTCCAAAATATTCATGTACTAATTGTCGCTCCTAATGCGACCACTTTCCATGCAGATCCATCGCTTACTGCGACTGTTGCTGCACCTGCGTTTCCATCAGTTACGTATATCATTTGCCCGGCTGGACTAGCGGATGGCACACCACTCACTGCGTATGATTTTAATGTCATTATTGTGCCTGAGATTGTGCCACCTGTAACTGCAATAGCATTGCTTGCCTGTGTGCCTAATGTACCCACACCAAGTGCAGTCCTTGCTGCCCCTGCATTGGCACTTCCTGTGCCTCCATCTGCAATCGCAATGGGTGAGGATAGACCACTAATCGTGCCTCCTGTAATGTTTACATTTCCCTCGTTTATGGTAACAGTTGGTTCACCAAGTTGATTAAGTGACGCAGCATCCACGGAAACGCCTGTGGCAAATGTAAATCCACGGGTAACTGTTGCAGTAATTGCCATCTATGCAACTTCCCTTCTTGCATTTGCCCCAACCCCAATTGCTTCTAATGCAAGATGTCTAAAGCTCGGTCTGCCACTTGTGACATTGATTTCTATGTTTGCGCCATACCCACGGGTACGACCCGTACCAAAGCGGAAGAGTGCTTCTTCTGTGCCGTCTGCTGTGTGACTCAATACTGTGTTGCTTGCATCTGGGTCTAGTGTGTTGACCTTGATGTTAAACGCATCGTTATTGACTGTCTTTGCAGCTACCTGTCCACGTCTCCAACTCTTCACGCTAGTGTCTCCAAATGTAAAGGAACGTGAAATAAGTTTACCTGCAATTGCAGTTGTGCCGGACTCACTTGTGCTGCCTATCTTGCGTCCGCTATCATCTATGGAGTTTTCTTCCATAAGATAAAACCCGGTGTCATTACATGCGAATAATCTGCGCCTTGTTGGTGCAGATCCGTGGGAGCAGATCACCCAATCATCCACATGAAATGCCGCACTGCCTGACATTGCTGGGTAAGAATCTACGCTAGTCCAGGTCGATGTAAGTAGGTTAAATACGAAAATCTTGTTCGCTACTGTTGAACTACCTGTGGGTACTGCAAGATAGTACTTGTTGTCGTACACGATTCCGCATGATTTATCTGCTGCTGCAAAGTTAACCTCATCAAACTGATCCTGTATTGGTCTGGTCATGGGTATGGTTTCGCCACTTACTTTACTAATAGCTACCCCAAGTCCCTTGGCTGGGTCTGTACCGGGTGACAAGACGATGACTCCATTATCAGATAGGAAGAATGTTTGTGGCCCAGACTGTGCGATTGATTTTCGTGCTACACATCCATGCTGTCTTGTTATCTCGTAAGTGTTAGCTGCGGAGGTTGTTGCAATATTGTTGATCATATGGATGCTGTTACGCATAAACACGATTAACTGATCTTCTTGGTAAGGAAAAAATCCTACAAGTTTATCTGCACTTCCTTTGTTAATTCTAAATTGTGATTCAGCAGCGTAGTAATTATCTGTGTCCAACAAATCGGACATCAAGATTGTATAGTTACTATCTGTGGGTTGTGGGATGATTAAGCGATTCCTAAAGAATACACCAAAGTCTGTGTTTGGGCATTGTATGCGCCCTGCACTTGGACTTGCATTTGCTTTTTCCGCAAAGTCAGTAGGTGACGCAAAATTCCCATCCCATTGAAGTGGTGTTTTGTTTTTACCACGAAATAAAATTAGTTTCTCAAGTGACTGCACAAAGCTTGCCCCATCTGCTTCTGCCACTATCTCACCACCAGGATAGTCAATGTCGATACCAGAGTTGTTTGCATCATTCCATATGATTGCTTTTGTCTTGGTTGCAACCACCACAAACTCTGTGCCTGTTGCTGGGTCGCTGAATAATGTGCTGGCAAACACACGCTCATCTGATCCATTGTAGGTCAAGGTTACACTACCAGCCAAAAAATCTATACCCTTGCGTACCTCGGCAAGGTCACCAATCAAGCGCATATTCTCGCTTGTTTGTACAAAGCCCGGTTCTAAACTTGTTGCTTCTTGGTAACTATCAATACCACGAAATCCACGATCCCCGTCTTGAAGAACTTGGTCATCCAATCTACCTGTTGTACGATAGCGTGCCATTCACTTCTTCTTTATTTCTTGGTAGAGTTTTCTACCCATGTACACGATAGTTATGATACCTGCTATGCATCCAAACAGACTATCTAATGTGGACAGACCAAAGGTTGCGAGCGTGCCACCTATGCCAAACATTGATGCACGATCTATCATTAGAACAGCCAATCCAATATGATTATGCCAACAACAAGTCCTACGAATATGGTGAGCATTTTACCTTTTTTCGACATGTCCAAGAACTTGTCACGTAATATTTCTAAATTTTTCATGAGTTACGGGAAGGAGGTTTAACAGGAAATGGTGCGCGCGTGGCGTGTTTAATTGCTTCGCTTTGCGAGCATTGACGAGCCGTGCGTTTGGCTACAAAGATAGGAATAGCTAAATATCCACCAAGTAATACTGCTGCACCAATTAGGATGTTTTTGATTGTGCTGGTGAACTTCTCGAAGCCTGTTTTATGCTCTGCCATTCCTTGTGCAACCAAGGCAGACACATCTCCGTGTGATAGTGCCTCGATGGTTTCTTCTGCTTCTATGAGAGCATCCTTGTTTTTTAGTGCTTCTCCACTAACTGCACCAATGCCAGCGCCAAGTGCTGCGATACCTGGGCCACCTAGTGACCCTACTCCACCACCTGCAATTGCACCAAGTGTTGGATAGGTGGAGCGCAGACTGCATCCTGTTAGGCATATCGCCAATATGATTATGGCAGTGTAGATCATTCGCCAGGAGGATTAGGGTCAGTCCATTCGTCAGTCGCTAGAATGGTGAGTATTTCAGAATGCGTGTATTGCGTTTTGCCATCCAAGAAGGAGGGTGTTGTGTCGGTATCAAACTTAACGAATGTCTTTGTGCCATCGACTGAGTAACGGATTGTGTCTGCACTCGTCTCTTCCACTTGAGCAAAGTCAACGGAACTTACTTCGTCCGAATTTATTATGACATATTTTCTACTCATAATTTAAGATGGCACATCTGTTGAGAAGGTTGGCCCGTTGATGAGCGTTCCGTTGTTCCCTCCGCTTCCTTGATCTGTTATTGTAGTACCTGTTCCCCCGTCATTATCTCCCATCCTCCACCAAAGGGTAGGACTAAAACTGCTCAAATCCCCAGGACCAGAATTGTAGATTGTTTCTATGTTTTCGTCTGATAATGACGATCCAAAAACTGCCACTTCGTCTATAAGTCCATCGAAAAAGTCTGTCCTCTCCTTTCCTACGGAAAAGAAAGATGATGTAGTTGCTAAACTGTAAGCATGGCTGGTTAATGAAACAACTGTATCGACTCTCGTACCATCAATGAATATTTTGTATCCTTTGCCGTTATTAGTGGCAGTTCCCGTTGAAGTCGTGTAACCACTATCGACATAGACGATTGCAACATGATGCCATGCACCATCAAATACATCGGAATTAGACAGACCACCAGCAGCAATATATTGAAATCCGTCATTAAACTCCACTGCTCGTCCAGCGACAACAGGTATAAATCGAATTCCCCCGTACTGCGAACCACTTTTTCCAAATCCAGCAATAGGAAGACTAAAATAAGTTTCGGTTGTTTTAAACCAAAGACTACAACTGTAGACATCCAAATTCGGATTAGACGCAACATCAATACTGTCGTTTGTTCCATCTAGAGAAATTGAATATTGGTTTGCAAATGGAGTGCCACCACCTGCAAGCCTGCCACTACTAGTCGCAGCTTTACCTCCACCTAGTCCTAGACCAAGCGATATGGTCGATACTCCCATACTAAATGTTGTAGGCTATTACTGCACCACTTGTCAGATCGATGCTTGTAAAATTTCCGTACAGTACAGTGCCGGCAGATAGCGTGGTTGCATCCTGCCCGGTGCAAATATCATCCAGGTTGGTGATGTTACTCACTTGTGCTGCAAGCACTGTGTCTTCTGTTGCTTGGATCGCAAAGAATTTACCTGTGTGAACCGCAGTATCATTCACGTAAATTCCTCCATTTAAACCTAAACCTCTGTATTCTGATGCCATAATGTTTGTTCCTTTTATGCCGTGCTAACGGCAGTTGTTCCGTGAGTAATTATTTGTA